CAGCTTCCGTAGCTGCGGGATTCTTTTCTTTATACATTTTTTCTGCAAGTTTACGAGCTCTTTTTTCAACTTGTTTTTCAAATGCTTGAGAATCAGGTCGATACATTTCAAAAAATTCTTTTGTTAAACCTCTATGTACATATGAATTACCTTCTCTTTCAGCAACCCATTTAGGATTATGTCTTTTTTTCCATCCTTCAAATTGTGCATCATTCATATTAGCTTTAACAGATGCTTCAAGCTCATTTCTTATATACTCATTGTATGTATCTATTTCTCTTTTTATAAGTTCTGCTATTGAACCTTTTTTAACACCACCTAAGCCATTTTTTTCAAATGCTTGGTTTACAAATTTTTGCTCTGCACTTGATAGCCAATCATTTTTTACTCTTTCAATTCTTCTTTCTTGGTCAAAAAGGTAAAGGAAGTCCTGTATTTTTTCAAACTTTTTACGACCTCTAGCAAGTTGAATCACACCAATTTCCGCTTCCGATACTTTACTTCCTTGAGTTTGAAGAATTGTAGCTATATTGTTTTCAAATTTTTGAGCTCTTCCAATGTGTCCCATTTCTGTAGTATTATGATTTAATAACTTATCTGCTAAAGGTTTTAGTCCAAGAGCCTTAACAACATATTGAACAGGCATTGTCATTCCGCCTACTTCTTTTAATAATGCCCATCTATTTACCTCAGCTCTAGTTACTATACCTTCTCCTATAGCATCTTCAATCCAATCTTTTTTAGGAACATGTTTAGATAATCCACTATTATCCATCCATGATATATATTCTTTTACCTGTTGTGAGCTTGCATTAAAAATATCCCCATCTTTAATTCCAAGATGTTTTAATATTTGTTTTTCTTTATCAATAGATATATTTAAACTTTCTCTTAAAGTAGTCGCCTTATCTTTTTCTCGTAAAAATTTACTAAGCTCAGTTTTAGCTCTTAAAGAAGACATTTCAGGGCTAAGTATATATTCATAAAATTTTTGAAGTTGCTCAGGTTTATGGCTAGAAGATATAGAGGTGAACTTTTCAGGATTTTCCATTCCAGATTTTTCTGCAATAAATTTAATCATTGCATTCTTTTCACCCTTTAAAGCCTCAGGAGAAAGCTTGTCTGCATTTTTAATGTATTTTTCCATAGCAATGTCAAACGTTTCTCTTATAGTTTTTGCAAACTTCTTAGTGTCTTTGATTTGAAATTTAGGTTTTTCTCCGAGCAAGATAGTATTTTCTGTTCCAAAACCTTTGTATACTTTTTCGCCTAATAGTCTAGCAATATCTCTTTTATTTAAATTGCTTTTACCAAAGAAGAATTTCTTAATCTTTGTCATCATAAGCTTAGACCAATTAGCAATCTTGTTTCTAATCCCAAGAGACATACCTACACCATAATCAGAAACTCTATCTGTAAAATATTCATTTGCAGTTTGACCAGCCTTTTTGGCTTCTTTTGAAAACATTTTTTCACCACGCTCCCAAAGCTGAATCATTTCTTTATTTTTACTATCTCTTATAAATGCTTCAAACCTATGGCCATTTTCATGAAAGAATGTTTGTAAATTAGCTTTGCCTTCAGTTAAATATATTACATCTTTTAAGAACTTACCTGCATATGCTTTATCTTTTTCAAATGCAACCTTTAATCCAGGATTTCTTTTTATAAGCCTTTGAATGTATTTTTTAACAGATGCATCTAAAGTTCCTTGCCCAAGAGGTTCTCTTTGAAATTTAAACTCACCAATTGGGCTTATATTTTTTTGCATCTCTCTAAACCCAGGAGTTAACAATGCCTCTCTAATCTCTTTTTGAAATTTTATCGCATCTTTTACATTGGTTATATCATAAGATTTTTCAATCCTTCCTATATACTCTAAGTTACCATGACCTTGCATAAAATATAATTGTCTTCGAAGTGGGTCGCTTAAAGTCTGCTGGCCAATAGTAGACGCTCTTTTACGCAAATCATAAAATGGTTGTGATTTACTTCCTT